GCCCCTCCCCGTCGCGTGCTTCTTGATTGTGCCCACCGGCACGCCGTGGTAGGGGATCTTGTGGTGCTCACACCATGCTGTCAGCGTGGCCATCAGCCCACCGTAGACATGCGCTGAGTCAGTTGACGCATGCCTGCGCACCTCCTCAAAGTACACGGCCTGCAGCTCGCCACCCACAGTGCCTTTGAGCTCACTGAGCCACTGCTTGAAGCGCAGGTAGCGCATGCCGCCACCCTCGTACCTGCCGGGTTTGAAGCTGGCCCAGCCATGCACAATGCTGCCGTCCATGGGCCTGCATGCCCAGCCCGTGGTGGTGCCCAAGTCCAGTGCCAATATGGTTTCATTCATGGCCCGAGCTCCGCAGGCTTGTCGCCCGTGGCCACCAGCGCCAGCTCAATCAGGTACAGCGGTACAGGTCGGCCTTCACGCACCCTGTCCAACAACTTGTGTGCTTCGGCTTTGCTCATGGCTGGCGCACTCCTGATAGGAACCGCTGCAGCCGGGGCTGAAGCTCACCGTAGCGGGGCGCGAGCTGCTCACGCACACACTGGTCAATCAACGATGACACGCTGCGGCCTTGGTCAACAGCTGCCTTGTCAAGCAACTCCCGTGTGGCAGGGTGCAAGCGCATGAGAAAAGGTTTGAGTTTAGGTTTCATGGGTGGCGAGTGTATATCTACCTGATACCGCCCACCCAGCCAAATGTGTTGTATTAGGGTAAATCCCTAGAAAATACTTGGTTTGGGTACTTCCAAAGCGATATACAAATCGTGCTAACATACGTTTGTGTTTAACGCGCAGATAAAGCGCAAAGGAGTTCAACATGACAAACAACCTGAGATACGACGCTTTCCAAGCGATGGCCAGAAAGATTAAGAGCCGCGCAAACCGCTACACAGTTCAAGACATTATTGGCAGCGCTTACGACAATGCGAATGCCACTGTGTACATCGAAACGGATGCAACAGAGCGCCAGTGGGACTCAATGTTCACCGGCAGCATTGGCGTTCTGCTCAGCACTGGCGAATACAACCGACAGGTTGTTGCCTTTTTTACAACCCGTGGCATTACATACTAAGGTGATAACCATGACAAAATACGTCGCCTACTACCGCGTTTCCACCGACCGCCAAGGCCAGTCAGGCCTCGGTCTTGATGCCCAGCGTGCAGCTGTGGCCAAGCACATCGCCGCTGCCGAGCTGGTGGCCGAGTTCACCGAGGTCGAGTCTGGCCGCAAGAATGACCGCGAGCAGCTGGCCGCAGCGCTGGCAACCGCCAAGAAGGCCAAGGCCACCTTGGTCATCGCCAAGCTCGACCGCCTTGCCCGTAACGTGCATTTCATCTCTGGCTTGCTTGAGTCCGGCGTGCCCTTCGTCTGCGCCGACATGCCCGAAGCCGACCGCACCTTCCTTCAAATGATGGCCGTGTTTGCTGAGTGGGAAGCACGCAAGATCAGCGAGCGCACCAAGTCAGCGCTGGCGCAGGTCAAAGCACAGGGCCGCACCCTCGGCTGCCCAACACCTGAGATCGGCTCAGCCATCGGCGTGGCCAAGATCCAAGCCAAGGCAGACAAATACGCCGAGCGCGTTGGCCCCGTCGTGCGCGACATCATCACCAAGTCTGGCGCCGACACCATGCGCGACATCGCAGCAGCCCTGCAAGCACGCGGCGTGGCCACACCACGCGGCAATACCAACTGGAACGCCAGTCAGGTGTCCAACCTTTTGAAACGCATCTAAGGAGCGAAACCATGAAACAAAAATTTAACACCGGCAAAGTGATCATCGGCTCAGCCCATGAGCCTGCCCTCACCCCAGAATCAGACCCTGACATGCTGCGCCTGCAGCGTGCCTTGCTGCCACCACCACACAAGCTCGAAATCAGAGCAGCCGCAGCTGCCGACATGGCCCTGTATGTGGTGTCAGCCATCGCGCTGGTTGTGATCATCTTCGTATGAAGGTTGGCCAGATCATCCGAGATGCGCAGCTTGATTTGTTTGAGCAGCGCGATGCCGACTTCTTGGCACGGTGCCGGGTGGTCGCTGCCGAGGTCTGCCGCCAGCATGGCAGTGTCAGCATCAATGATGTGCGCGAGCGGGTTCAAATCCCCGCGCACCTCCACCCATCTGTCTTGGGCGCGGTCTTCCGCACCAAGCAGTTCGTCAAGGTTGGCCTTGTTGAGGCCAATCACCCCCAAGCGCATGCCAGAGTGGTGCGCGTTTATCAACTACAGGAGTAAGAAAATGGCAGGCAAACTGACCGACGACAAAGCAATGAGCGCATCGCGCTTACCCGGCCTCATGGGGTTCAGCAAGTACAGCACCCCCAATGATGAGCTGCAGTTCAGCATCAACGCCATTGATGGCAAAGAGCGCCCGGATATTGGCAATGAGGCCATGGGCTGGGGCAATACCTTGGAGCCAGTCATCCTGATCGAAGCAGCCAAGCGCTTGGGGATCAATGACTACGACACCCAGATTGGGCACGCCTACACCCACAACGCCGTCGCCCTGTCGTGCTCGCTGGACGGCATTGGCTACGGGCTTGGCCAAGAGATCACCACCGACCCCGACAAGGGCCTGTATGTGGTTGGCCAAGACTCAATCATTCTGAACGGGCCCGGCGTGCTGGAAGCCAAGCTCACCAAAACCATGCCCGAAGATGTGCCACACCTTGCACGCGGCCCCATCCAGCTGCAAGGCCAGATGCTGATCACCGGCCACAAGTGGGGTGCGGTCTGCGTGCTGTACCAAGGCATTGAGCTGCGCGTGTTCCTGTTTGCCCCGCATGACGAAACCCAAAAAGCAATCATCAAAGCTGTGCTGGCCTTTGAGCACAAGCTGCAGACTTACCGTGACAGCGGCGCAATCGATTGGTACCCGCCACAGTCAAGCAAGGAGATGGATCGAATCTTCCCGCAGGCTGCGGCCAAGGAAGAGATCAGCCTCGACATGCAGGCCGAGCGCTTGGCTGAGCAGCTGCTGGCTGCCAAGTCTGTGATCCGCGAAGCCGAGGCCACCATTGACAACAACGAAAAGCAGCTCAAAGAACTGATGGGGCAGGCTGAGCGTGGCCGTGCTGGCCAGTACGTCATCAGTTGGCCCATGCGCAATTACAAGGCCGCGCCAGAGCGCTTGGTGCCAGCCAAGGAAGCCTACTCGGTGCGCCAGTCCACGCTGACCATCAAGGAGCGGTCTTGAACTTGCAAGGCAGGCCAGACATGCAGCAGGCCTACGAAGCCGCTGTCGTGGCCATGCTCAACGCGACCGACTGCACCGAGCAACAAGCCGAGGCCTTTGTTGAGGCCATGGCCAACCTGATCTTCACCACCATGCAAACCTACTTAACCGAGAGAGAACCAAATGGAACTAACCACCACTAACCGAGGCTTTGCGCCCCAGACAATGACCGAGGCCATCCAATTCAGCGACATGCTGGCCAGCTCCAGCATGGTGCCCAAAGCCTACCAAGGCAAGCCCCAAGACATTCTGGTCTGCGTGCAGTGGGGCTTTGAGATGGGGCTGGCACCCATGCAGGCGTTGCAGAACATTGCCGTCATCAACGGCAAGCCCAGCGTGTACGGCGATGCCATGATGGCGCTGGTGCAGGCCAGCGCGGTCTGTGAAGATGTCGAGGAATTCTTTGAGAACGAAGGCACACCCAACCCGGTGGCCGTTTGTGTGGCCAAGCGAAAAAATCGCAAGCCAGTGATCGCGAAGTTCAGCGTCGAGGATGCCAAGCGAGCTGGCCTGTGGGGCAAGCAGGGCCCGTGGTCGGCGTATCCGAAACGCATGATGCAAATGCGAGCTCGCGGCTTTGCGCTGCGCGATGCCTTCCCCGATGTGCTTAAGGGCTTGATCAGCGCAGAGGAAGCAGCCGACTATCCTGATGAGGCCAAGCCACGGCCAGTGGCCAAGCCAGCCAACCCGTTGGATCTGGTGGCCAAGCCGGAGCCAGTGGCCATACCCGTGCAGACCAGCGATCCGGTCATCATTGAGGCGGCGCTGGCCGACACGGTTGAGCCAGAGGTGGCATACACCGGCAATGGATCTGCTGGCCGAGAAGTTGATGTGCAGCCAACTGGTTTTTTTTTACATGTCCCCGGTAAAGAAGAACCTTTTTCAACGCATGCTAATTTGGATGAATGGGCAGATGCCTACGAAGATCTGGCCGACAAGACGGCCAGAGCTGGCAAGCGGCCAGCACGCGAGCGCATGACCGCGTTGAAGGAGCTGCGCTTGGCCAACGAAGACACCATCGGGCGCATTGACATGATCAAGCGGATCAGGCACACAGCCAGCTACAGCCAGCGCATCAAAGCGCTGGGTGCATCGCAGGGTTAAGCTACCACCAAGCCGGGAAGATATTGCGTCTTTCCGGCGACCTTGGTGGCGGTCAACACTTGAGCCTTGAGAGCTTGTGGGTTGTAAGAGGCATGCACCCACCCGCTGTCAGGAATGCCGGGCTGAAAAAATTCAAGGATCAATTGGGAAAACTCAAGGTTCTCTTGCACCCAGCGTGCCAGCTCATCATTCGACACACCGTCAATTTCAAAGTCAACTGCTTGGCCCTTGCAATGGTCTGAGGTTGCAGATCCACCCGTGAGCCGGTTCAATTCTGCGCAGCGAAACGCACTATTGATCCGCACTGGTTTGCCATAGTGGTCGCGCACCGGCTGCAAGATCTTTTCGCAAAGCAGGCGCAATGATTCGATCTGCTCCTCGTTGGGTGTGTTGTCAACATCATGGCGCACCGCAGTCTCTGACTTGGTGAGCTCCTTGAGGGTAAAGTTTTTTGTGAGGTTCATGGTTTCCTTTCAGTTGTTGGCCAAGAGTTGGTCAGGGTTCTTGAATCAGTGGCGTGTCCATCAGCTTTTGTCGCCAGCTCTTCAAGAGCTGCAGCACACTGGTCGAATAAGGCTGCGGCGGTGGCGGCGTAGTCTCTGCTGGAGGCGCAGGTAGCTGTGGGCAGGGCGCTGGTGGCGGTGTTGATCTGGTTGCGCAGCCCGTCACGCTCAGCGCGAGCAGCAGCAGCAGCGGCAGCATTCTCTTGAGCACGCTTTGCCGCGAGTCGTAGTGCGTCATCTTTTTTCCTTTGCATCTCGGTGGTTTGTTCCATGGCCTGCGCAGTGGCAGCGGCCACAGCAGCCGAGTTGGCTGCTTCGATCTCTGCGATCTGTGCATCCTTGCGCCAGCCCTGCACTGCAAAGCCAGACGCGAAGGCAGCAGCCAGCATGGCAGCAGCGATGGCCAGCTTAAGCATCGTTCATCTTGCCGCGAATGTAGGCAGTGGCTGCCATGAAGGCGACCACGATGGTGCCCATCGCAGCGGCAAAGGTTGTGGCCAAGCCCATCACCAGCTGCACCCGTGCGTCAGTAATGTATGGCAGGCACAAGAACATGATGATCAGGAAGGGCAGGCCCATGGCCACCCATGCCATGACACGCTGCTGGTCGGCCAGCTTGTCCATGTTCTCAATCTGCATCATGCGCTCGCTCTTGGCCAGCTCGTCATCAGTCACAACACCATCATGGTTGGTGTCAAACTGGTCGTACATTGATCCTTTTTCAAGCTGCTTACTCATCCTTGGTTCCTTTCCTTTGTTGTTCCACTTGCCGTCTAAGTTTCTCCACCTTCTCAATCGACTGCTTGGCCTCGTTCTTTGTTTCCAACACGTCGAGGTACAGCATGGCCAACAGCGGCAGCATCAGCCCAGCGAGCAGACAGGCCGCGATCCACCC